AACAAGGTCTGGGAAGACTTTGCTACAGATTTAGAAACTATTCAGGAGGATACAGATGGCGCTTGAAGATAGCACCAACCCTATGCAGGGTGTATCAGGTCCTGGACCTTACGCAAAGCGTACAGATCTTGCATACCAGTCACAATCTTATGGTGACGGAGTTGCATACGATGCAAACAAAAGCGCAGCTGCTCTTGCTACAGCGCCAAAGTCACCATTGCTTTCACAGGCACCACAGGTCCGTTCTGCACAAGCTCCAGTCACAGGACTGTACGACCAAACACAACGTGTAAATGAACCAGCAACACACGGTGTAAATATAGGTGCAGGTGGAGGATCAGAAGTTCTTTCTATGCGTCAACCTGATGACAATAACTTTCGTGCTGCTTTATCGCAGTACAAGCCAGTATTAAATTTTATTTCTGATAATCCAAATACATCCCCTGAAACTCGTCAGGCAATAGCAGACTTGTGGGATAATTTGTGAGTAGCATTTGGAACAGAATCGGTGATGTAGCCTCAACTGTTGCAAAAGACGCTACTAAGTTTGGCGGTCAAGTTCTTGGTTCCGCTAAAGGTGTAGCACAATTTGCGTGGGATGTAGGAACAGCTCCTTGGAATGATGCTGAAGCATATAATGGATTTTCTAATACTCTTAAAAATGCTGCATCTAAAAATCAAGATAACATAGTAGCCCCTTACGCATCAGCTGGTGGCGCTATTATGAAAGTTCCAGGACTTCAGCCAACACTTGAGCGTATCAATAATATTAACCAGCAATATATCCGTGAGCCTTTAACTACATTTGCTCTTGTAACTGGTGACCTTAATAAGAGAGCCGCAAACGGCGATGTACTTGGAAGCAATCTTGGTTTCTTTGATCCTAATGTATGGAAAAAAGCATACAAAGGTGCTCAGGATATTTCATTTGGTCAAGCAGTTGTTGGCGATTTGCGTTCCGTATACGACCCAAAGTTTAATATCTATGACCCACGCCAGCGTGAGGCAGCATTTAAGAAAAGCGCTTGGGGTAAAAGTTTATCTGGTGGCGTAGACCTTGGTATTCAACTCCTTGGCGATGTAACCCTTGCTGCTGGTAAAGCAGTAAAAGTTATTAAAGCTGGAGAATATGTAACCGGTGCTCTTAAGAATGCTGATGTTGTTGCTAAAGCAGCTGAAGATATTACTATGGCTCAATATGGTGTTAATAACCGTTTTACTAAAGTACTAAATGACTTTACTAAGAACGATTCTGTATACGCTTTGTCTCATCCAATGGTTAAATCTTCATCTCAACCAGGTCTTCTTGCTCACCTTCTTGGTGACTCTGTAGATAAAGACGAAACAGCACTTATCCTTCGTTCAGCTCTTGGTGATCCAGCAGCTATGGACGAACTTCGTTTACAGCGTGCGTATATTACAGATGCTCTTGAAGCAGCTCGTGCTGATTTGTCTACAGTTGATGAATACAAGTTATTTGCTGCTCCAGATGGAACAGGGATGATTCCGTTCCTTAATGATAACCTTGCGGTTATTGAATCTGCTAAACAAAACTATGCTTCTCTTGCAGAAAATGATAAGTACTTTGCTAAGTTAATGCAGGTTGGTGAAGGTGGCGGTGCGCTTACACGCACTACTGGAAAACTTGCTCAAAAGGCAGAAGATTTTGTAGCACAATCACGTGCTCTTAAGTTCTATGACAAAACAGTTGGCAAGCCAACCGTTGAAGTATTTCAACCAACACCTTTTCACCGCCTTTATCAAAAGATTTCTTGGGCTGCAGGAGAGCGTCCAGCTGGCCTTGTAGATTTTAACGACCCAGATTCTTACCGTGAAGTTATTGCTAGCGTTAAGCAACTTGAAAGATTAGTTAAGATTACACCAGAAGAGAGCAAGTCAATTCTTGATGATTACATCAAGGCTGCTACTCCAGAACAACGCTTTGTGGCAACAATGAATATGGAAAACAAAGCCCTTCGCACTATTCTGACTAAGCACGGAATTACTGATGAAAAGTTTGCAGAGAACCTTTACAATAATTACAAGGGTGCTCGTACATCAGCTCTTAGTTCTGTTAAGAATAAAGGCTTTATGGTTGATGAAGATGGATCAATCCTTAAGATTCCTCAATTAGAATCTCAGTCTGCAGATTACTTGCCTATAATGGATTTTGCTCTGATGGATAATCTTCTTAAGCGTAACAAGAATGCACTTAATGCTCTTGGTGGAACAGTAGTTGATACAACCCTTCACGTTGCAGATATACTTCAGGACGCATTCAAGGCTGGAGCTTTGCTACGCCTTGGTTATACACAGCGTAACGCTATTGATTCTCAGTTACGTATTGCTGCATCTGTGGGCGCTATGACAACACTTCGTCATCTTGGTCCAGGATTTAAGCACATCATTAACAACTCGATTGCAGTACCTGCTCGCCTTATTGACCGTTATCTTCCAATAGATTCTGGTATGACAATTAAGAATGTACAGCAATCACATACAGCAGTTATTCGTGAACTAACAGAATTAAAGTCAAAGATTGGTGAAGTTGAAACCAAGCTATCTTTGAAGCCAGACAATATTGACCTTGCTGGTGAACTTAATACGCTTAAACTTCTTCAAGAAGAAAAGCAAGCTGTATATAATCATTACTCAGATGTCCTTAATCGGTACAAGAATAAGACTGATAAAGAACGAATTGGTACTGGTTCATATGAAGTTACGACTAGCGATGGCAAGAAGTATGTTTTACACGATGCCTTTGGTGGACCTCTTGGTGAGATGTTCCGTAAGATTGCTTCATCTAGCAACTCATTTGAGCGTATGGTTGAAAGTAATACCGATATGTACACACGTATGCTTTCATCTAAGGGAATTCAAGCAATCCGTCCAACGGATCCTGCTTACTTTGACCAATGGGCGCAAACATTGCGTCAAGCATTTGGTAACTCAAAGGTTGTAGAGAAGTTAACATCTGGTAATGAATCGTTTGACGATATTGTTACTTGGTTGCGTAACTCTCCAAAAGGTCGTGACCTTCGTGAGCGCCTTAACATTCCTTCTTCAGAAGCAGATGAGTATGTTACAAAGATTCAAGGTTTTCTTGACCAGTATCTTCCAGAGACTTCTGGACTACGCAGCAAAATTAAAGAAATTACAGCAGCTGATTTGCGTTCTGCCTTTAATGACCCAACTGAACTACCGGTAATTCACGGCCACCTTCTTGAAGAGACTATGTTTAATGCCTCTCGAATTAAAGGCCGAGAAATTATCAATACTCTTTTCCATTTCTTAGGAACATTGCCTGAAGATACTTGGGCGCGTAATCCACTATATGTCCAGTTATACCGCAAGGAAGCTGAACGTCGAGTTAACATTATGGCTGAACAACTTGGCGATAAGTTCTCTGTAGCAGATCAAGAAGCCATTATGGGTATTGCTCATAAGGTTGCTCAGCGCCAGATGAAAGAAATTCTTTTTAATATTGAGCGTCGCAGTAACCTTGCTTCAGCGATGAAATACATCAGCCCATTCTTCTCAGCACAAGAAAACGCGTACAAGACTTGGACTAAGTTGGCTATCGCTAACCCACAGATTGTTAATCGTGGTTATATGGTTTGGCAAGCTCCTAATAAAGCAGGTCTTGTTACTGACCAAGAAGGTAATCCAGTTCCAGCAGGACAGACAACTGGTAGCGATGTAATTTGGGTAGGACTTCCAAAAGGAATTCAGCGAATTCCTGGTCTTAGTTCATTGACAGAGATGGGTATACCAAAGGGTTCTTTGGATATTCTTTTCCAAGGTGGTATGGATGTTCTTTACAACAAGGGCAATCCAAATGTATTCAGCGACATATTTCCAGTAGGTCCATATGTTGCAGTTCCGGTATCTGAAATTGTAAAGAACCAGCCAAATTTAGAAGATGCTTTCAAATGGGCGCTACCTTACGGTCCATCAAAGAATGCTATTTCAGGATTCTTACCTTCTTGGGTTCAGAAGCAACAGGTTAAACAAGCGGGTCTTAATGACCCACAGTTTGCTAGAACTTATCAGTTAATTTGGAATACAGAGCAGATGAAGGCTAAGCGTAATGGTGAGCCTGCAGTAAAGCCTGGCAAGATTCTTGATATGACCAAGGATTATTGGAATATGCGTACAGCAGCAAACTTGCTTATGCCATTTGCCCCACGCTTTGATAGCCCTTACAAGTATTATCTTGATAAGTCTCGTGAATACAAGCGAGTATATGGTCTTGATGCTGACGCTAAATTCCTACAAGATTACCCAGATTTCTTTGAGTTCTCAGCAAGCCTTTCAAGCAACCCTACTTCTGTACAATACTCAGTAAATGCTGTACAGAATGTTAAGAAGTACGGTTCACTTGTAAGTGAATTGGTTAACATTGATCCAAAGCTTATTGGCCTTGTAGTCAATGACCCAAAGGGATATGAGTTTTCTCAGGCGTCTTATGATTACCTTTACAATAAACGCATCTCACCAGATGCTCCTACCAGGTTCCTTTCATCTCAAAGCCCTGCTGAAGCGCAGCGTAAGAATGAAGCGAATAAAGGTTGGACTCAATACAACCAGTTAAGTAAAGCACTCAAAGATGAACTTAAAGCTCGTGGATTAACTTCTATCCAAGAAAAGGGCGCAGAAGATTTAGCCTATGTTAAGTCTAAGGTAATTGAAAAGTTATCTATTCAAACAGATGCTCAAGGACAGCCAATCACTGACCCAAAGACTGGACAATTTGTTCAGACTGCTTGGTATAACGACTACCTAGATTCAGATGGTTCAAAGACCAACAAGGTTGTAGTAGGGCTTAGCAAGATTCTTGATTCTAAGTTTGGCGCAGATCATCAGAATAACCCAATGTGGAAATCTGTTTCTGTATATCTTGATGTTCGCAGAGAATTAGCAAAAGAATTAGTATCTCGTCCAGTCAAATCTATTGATGCTAAAGCAAATGCTGATATCAGATATATTTATGATCAGGTAGTAACTAAGTTAAAAGACGATGACAAAATCGGATTTACATATCTTTACGACAGATTCTTATCACAGGATTTGGTCACTGATAAGTACCTAACACCAAAGGAGGCTAAGTAATGGCAAACCCAACACCTAAGCCAACACCTAAGCCAATAGTTAAACTTCCAGCAATTACAGGTGGTGCCGCTGGAATTGCCAACACATTTGGTATTGATTTAAGCGGATTTAAGCCTGTTACTACAACTACTAAAGCTGCACCAAAATCTGGTACTTATGTAAGTACTGAATCATCTAGCCGTATTCCAGATGATGCAGCTCTTAAGAGCTATGCAGATGCAATTTTCCAAAAGTATTACGGAAGAGATGCCAGCCAATCTGAACTGGCTTCATTACTACCAGAACTTAAAAAGCAATACACATCAAAAGCAGGCCAGACAAAGAGCACGGTTAAAAGAACTTACAAGGCTGGCAACCTTATCAATACCGAATACCTCACAGCAGAAGGTACTGATCCTAAAGTTTGGCTTGAAGACAAGGTTCAAACTCAGCTTCAATCTGGCAAGCAAACAGTTAACGCACTTGGAATTCCAGAAGGTCCAGCAGGAAAATACTTTGTAGCAATCAAAAATCTTGCTGCAAATAATGGACTTAATCTTTCAGATTCTGCAGCGCAGAAGTACGCTACTGATATTGCAGCTGGAGTCATTGATGACAATACTGCTTACAACACAATTCGTGAATCTGCAGCAAATGCTTTCCCTGCCCTTGGCGATAAGATTAAACAAGGTATTGACCTTAAGACTTTGGCTGACCCATACATCCAGTCAATGAGTAATATCCTTGAAATCCCAGATACTGGTATTGACCTATTCGATCCTAAGATTCGTAACGCTATGGCGTTTACGACTCCAGATGGCAAGGTAGGCACTAAGTCAATTTATGACTTTGAGAAAGAACTACGTCAAGACCCGCGTTGGCAGTACACAAATAATGCACGTCAGCAAGCATCAAGTGTTGCTACGACAGTGCTCAAAGACTTTGGATTTATGGGGTAATAATGGCTATCGCACCAGAAGAAGGTATAACTCCAGCAGAGGCACGTGCTGCTACTGCAGCTGCCCGTAAAGCTGCTGATGCACGAAATGCAGCAGAAGCACAGGCTGCACAAGATGCAAACATTGCTGAATCAGATGCACGCCTAAAGGCGCGTATACCTTCATCACCTAGTATCCCAACTTTACCAGTCGTTGAAGATAAAACTGGCGGTAATGCTGCAGGTTCTAATGTACCAGGGTCAAAGACATCAGGAACATCTGGTGCTTCAACACAAGGTGTTGCAGGTATTGACCCAAGCGTTCAAGCTTATATCAATGCGATGAATGCAAAGCAAGCAGCAGCAGATGCAGCGACAGCAGCATCAGCTCAGGCTGAACGAGTAAGCGCATTTAACATTCTTAAAGAACAATTTAGCCAGTATGGACTTGGTTCCCTAGTAGATGGAATTAAGAACCTTTTAACTGATGGAACTCCATCATCCGAATTTGCTTTACGCCTTCGCCAAACTCCAGAATATAAAGCACGTTTTGCGGCTAACGATGCGCGTATCAATGCAGGTCTTGCAGCCCTTAGCCCAGCAGAATATGTAGCACTTGAAGATCAATACCAAAACATTATGCGTAACTATGGACTTCCTGCTTCTTATTACACTAAAGACACTACTGGTAAGCAAGTAGGATTTGAAAAACTTCTTGGAGCAGATGTATCTGCATCAGAGTTAGAAGATAGAGTAGCTACTGCACAACAGCGAGTACTTAATACAAATCCAGAAGTTCTACAAGCATTACGCCAGTTCTACCCAGATTTGGGTAACGCGGATATCCTTGCTTATACTCTTGATCCACAGAACGCTTTGACTAACATTAAGCGTAAGGTCACAGCAGCTGAGATTGGTGGAGCAGCTCTTGCTCAGGGCCTACAGGCTCAAGGCGGTACAGCAGAATCACTTGCAGGTATGGGAATTACTAAAGCTCAGGCTCAGCAAGGTTACACAGAAATTGCTGGAGTTTTGCCACGTGCATCTCAACTATCTGATATTTACGGACAGGGTCCTTATACGCAAGCAACAGCAGAAGCAGAAACTTTTAATACAGCAGGTGGCGCAGCCGCTACTGCAAAGCGCAAGAAACTTGCATCACTTGAGACTGCAGCATTTAGTGGTCAATCAGGTGTTGGCGCACTAGGACGAGATAAGTCTTTGTACGGACAATCATACGGCCAACAGGGCCAGTACTAAACTAGACCTACCTTAGGACAGACCGGCGCTTAAGGAGTGAACAACAAGACCGGTAGTGGGAGCCATATAACAATCCCCAAAGTTATATGTGGCCTGCGTTAACTATATGAATGGGAGATGGACTATGTCCAATTTCGAGTACGAGGATGACGACGACGAAGTAACCACACAGGATACTTCTGGTAATGATGTCGTTAAACAGTTGCGTAAAGCAAACAAGCAAAAGGAAAAAGAACTAGCTGAGCTTCGTGCCCAGTTTGAGGGAATTTCCAAAGCACAGAGAGAACGATCCATTAAGGATGTCCTCGAATCTCGCGGAGTAAATAGCAAGATTGCTAAATTTATTCCATCGGACGTAGACTCAACTGAAGAGTCTTTGTCTAAGTGGTTAGACGAAAACGGAGACGTTTTTGGCTTTACCACTGAATCCAACCAGCCTGTCGTTGATCCAGCCCAAGCTGCAGCGTATAAGAAAATGAATAATGTTACTGACCAAGGGTTAACGCCTGATGCGTCAGATGACATTATGCGGAAGCTTATGTCTGCTAACAGCAAGGAAGAGCTGGATGACATTATTCGACAGTCTGGACTCTAACTAACCGAAAGGCATAACCTAAATGGCAGTTCCAGGTGGTACACTCACCGGTACATCCGCGATTAGCAACCTAGTCCAAACAGCGTACGATCAGTACGTTCGTATGGCACTTCGTAGCATTCCAGTAATGCGTGCTCTTGCAGATGTAAAGCCGGTACAGCAAGCAATGCCAGGTTCATCAGTTGTATTCTCGATCTATTCAGACCTCGCTCAGGCGACATCTACTTTGACAGAAACATCAGATGTATCTTCTATTGCTCTTGGTAACCCTAACCAGATTACCGTTACACTGAACGAATACGGCTCAGCCGTAACAACTACAAAGAAGCTCAATATGACTTCTTTCAACGATGTTGATACAGCTCTTGCTGACATCATCGCTTACAACGCTGCAGACTCAATCGATGCTGTTGTAGCAGCTGTGCTTACAGGCGCATCATCTACAAACATCATCTACGGTGGTATCACAGCGACATCAACAAACACAATTACAGCAGCAGCAACAATGCGTGTTCAGGACATCCGTGAGGCTGTTACAGAACTCCGCACAAA